GGTAATTCGAGCCGCCCCGTATTTCTAGCGCCAGCACTTTAGAAGGGTTCCACCATGGCAATGGTCCCGCAGGGGTGGAGTATTTCCGCCCTGGCGGTAGAGTTTGGCCGGGATCGTCGCACGGTCGCAACGGCGATCCGCGAGATTCAGCCGATGTCGCGCAAGGGCAAGGTTGAGCTCTACCGGCTGACGGATGTCCTGCCGTGTCTGGTAGCGGCGCCGAAGCCGGCGGACCTGGAGGACGCAAAGGCGCGGAAGCTCGCCGCTGAAGCTGAACTTGCCGAGATTGAACTGGCGAAGGCGCGGGCTGAGGTCGTGGTGATCGCGGTGGCAGCGAAGCTGGTCGCTGACGAATACGCCGCCGTGCGGGCGAAACTGCTGTCCATTCCGTCGAAGCTGGCGCCGATGCTGGCGATCGAGCCGACGGAGGCCGGATGCCGGGCCCTAGTACAGCGCGCAATCAACGAGGCACTGGATGAGCTTGTCAGCGCTGGCCTCGGAAGCGGCGATGAGGGCGGCGCTGTGGACGGTGAGGGTGGAGAACCTGAAGCCGCCTCCGGTTCTGACCGTGAGCGAATGGGCCGACAACTATCGCCGGCTATCCTCTGAATCTTCGAGCGAGCCCGGCGCCTGGATAACGTCCCGCGCGGAGTACCAGCGCGGGATCATGGACGCGATCAGCGACGAGCACGTCGACACCGTCGTCGTGATGTCGTCGGCTCAGGTCGGCAAAACCGAGATCATCAACAACGTCGCCGGCTTTCACATTGCGCAGGACCCGGCGCCGTTGCTGGTGGTCATGCCGACCTTGGAAATGGGCGAGGCTTGGTCGAAGGATCGTCTGGCGCCGATGCTGCGGGATACGCCCGCGCTGGGCGGCAAGGTCAAGGATGCGAGGGCACGGGACAGCGGCAACACGCTGTTGCACAAGCAGTTCCCCGGCGGCCATCTGACGGTATGTGGCGCCAATTCGCCTTCGTCCCTGGCGTCGCGCCCGATTCGGATCGTGCTGTGTGACGAGGTCGATCGCTACCCGCCATCGGCTGGAACCGAGGGCGATCCGGTGGCGCTGGCAAAGAAGCGCTCCGCGACGTTCTGGAACCGAAAATTGATCCTGACATCGACCCCGACGTTGAAAGGCGTCTCGAGGATCGAGCGGGCCTATGAAGCATCGGATCGCCGCAAGTTTTGGGTGGCGTGCCCGCACTGCGAGGAATCGCAGGTGCTGATGTGGTCGAACGTGAAGTGGCCGCCGAACGAGCCGCATAAGGCGACCTACCATTGCGTCGATTGCGGCGCGGCATGGAGCGACATCGAGCGTTGGACGGCAGTCCGGGGCGGTGAATGGCGGCCGGAAGGGCCGTTTCAGGGCGTCGCGGGCTTCTGGTTGAACGAACTGTACTCGCCCTGGACGCGCGTCGCTGACATGGCCTCGGCTTTCGTCGAGGCGAAGAAGTCGCCGGAGAGCTTGCGAGCCTTCGTCAACACGAGCCTCGGCGAAACCTGGGAAGAACAGGGCGAGACTATCGACGGCACCGGCCTGGCCGAGCGCGTCGAGGAATGGGACCTGCTGCCGGCCGGCGTGCTGGTGCTGACGGCTGGCGTCGACGTGCAGGCGGACCGCCTCGAGGTGGAGGTTGTCGGTTGGGGCCGCGACGAGGAGAGTTGGTCGCTCGCGCATATCAGGATATTCGGCGATCCGTCTGCCGCCGCGGTGTGGCTCGACCTCGACCGCGTGCTGACGCAGACCTACAGTCGGCTTGACGGCGCCAGGTTGTCGATTACGGCGGCGTGCGTCGATTCCGGTTACGCCACGCAGGCGGTCTACAGTTATTGCTCCAACAAGTTTCGTCGGCGCGTGTATGCCATCAAGGGCATGTCGAGCGCCGGGCGGCCCATCTGGCCGAAGAAGTCGACCAAGGCGGGCGGCAAGGTGAACCTTTTCACAATCGGCGTGGATGCCGCGAAAGACGCGACCTACGCCCGCCTGAGAATTACGCGGCCGGGGCCCGGCTTCTGCCATTTCCCGGCGGACCGCGACCCGGATTGGTTCGCCCAGCTCGCCGCGGAGCAGGTCATTGTGAAGTATTCCAAGGGATTCCCGACGCGGGTTTGGGAGAAGAAGGCGGGCGCGCGCAACGAGGCGCTCGACTGCCGAGTCTACGCCTATGCGGCACTGCAATCGCTCTCTGTCGTGTGGGCGCGCTTCAAGGCGGTTGTGACGCCATCCGTTGGCGCGGCCACACCGCCGCCTCCTGCACCACCCGTCGCCGCTGTCCATCCGTCCGTCGTCGCGCCGCAGAGCTATGCGCCGCGCGGTCGCCGCGTCTTGTCGAGGGGTATCTGATGGCCGGCATCACGCTCGCAAACGCCGAGGCCCAACTGGCGCTGTGGCTTGCCGCGAGTGCCGCCGTGGCGACCAATCAGGAATACGAGTTCGATACTGGCAACGGTCGCCGCCGCCTCAAGCGCGCTGATGCGTCCGAGATCAGGCTGCAGATTGACTACTGGCAGGCGAAGATTGCGGCGCTCACGCCGGCCGCCGCTGGCGGTCGCCGCCGCATGTACTACGTCGTCACGGAGTAACGCCGCATGGCAACCAAGCCGGCCCCGCGCAATCTCCTTGACCGCGCGATAGGCTGGTTTGCGCCCGCGGCCGGGCTCGCCCGGTGGCAGGCAAGGACGCAGATCGCGGCGCTTGACGGCTCATGGAAGGGTGGCCGGCGCGACCGTCGGCCCACGCGCAACTGGCGTCCGCTCGGCGGCTCGCCCGACGCCGACGTGCTGCTCGACCTGCCGGACCTCCGCAACCGCGCCCGCGACCTGGCGCGCAATGCGCCTGTGGCGACCGGCGCGATCGCGACCACGACGAACGGCGTTGTCGGCGACGGTCTGCGGCTGCAGGCGTCGATCGACGGCGAGGCGCTCGGCATCACGCCGGAGCAGGCCGACACCTACGAGCGCGAGCAGGAGCGGGAGTGGGAAGCGTTCTGCCGCCGCTGCGACTTCACCGGCGTTCAGTGCTTCGACGAATTGCAGGTTCTGGCGTTCCGCTCGATCAAGGAAAGCGGCGACGTGATCGTGGTCCGCCGCTATCGCAAGGACCCCGGCGACGTGTACGGTACGAAGCTGCAGATCATCGAGGCCGACCGGCTGAGCAACCCGGATCGCGCGGCAGATACCGACAGGATTTCCGGCGGCGTCGAGGTCAACGCCGACGGCGTGCCGATTGCCTATCACATTTCCAACAAGCATCCCGGCGGACTGCGTGTCGGTGCCATGACCTGGGAGCGCATCCCGGCGCGCAGCGATGACGGTCTCCGCACCGTGCTTCACCTGTTCGAGCGCACCCGGCCCGAGCTCAGCCGCGGCGTGCCCTACCTCGCGCCGGTGATCGAGCACTTCAAGCAGATTTCAGACTACAGCGACGCCGAGGTCACGGCGGCTGTCGTGTCGGCCATGTTTACGATGGTGATCGAAACACCCGACACGGGCGAAATGGGCCCGCCGATTGGCGAGAACGACGGCGCAAGCGGCCTCGCTGACAACGAGACGAAGCTTGGCAATGGCGCGGTGCTGGGCCTCGCGCCCGGCGAGAAGGCGACGAGCGTCAACCCGATGCGGCCGAACTCCAATTTCGACCCGTTCATGCAGAGCTTCCTCAAGCAGGTTGGCGTGGCGCTACAGCTACCGCTCGAATTGCTGATGAAGCACTTCGAGGCGAGCTACTCGGCCTCGCGCGCAGCTCTGGAAATGGCATGGAGCTACTTCAATCAGCAGCGGTCATGGTTCGCCTACAGGCTCAATCAGGAAGTCTACGGGTGGGCAATGGACGAGGCGGTTGCCTCTGGCCGTCTGGCGCGTCCGGGCTGGTTCGCTGACCCGATGGTGCGCGAAGCCTACCTCATGGCCGAATGGATCGGCCCGCGTCGCTGGTCGCTTAATCCGCAGCAGGAAGCCGGCGCCGACGAGATCGATATCCGGCTCGGCGTAAAGACGCGCGAGCAGGTCTGCATCGAACGCACCGGCGGCGATATCGAGAAGAAGCTCGATCAGCTCGCCAAAGAGCATGAACGCATGGTTGACGGCGGCCTGATCGTCGTCGCGCCGGAACCGGCCGCGGCGCAGCAGCCAACGCCCGACAAGCAGGACGCAGAGGACGCCGCAGCATGATCCTGATGCCGCATATTGCGTCGCGCCTGTTCGGCGAGCCGCTCATGGTGTCCCCGTCGAAACTGTCGGCCATCTTGTCCGGCATCGGCGGCCGCATCGTCGACGGAGGCCTGGTGCTGCCCGACGGCGCCGGGGTCGACCACAAGGCCTTCAGCAAGGGTCGTCCATCCGAGCGGGCCGGCGTCGTCGGCAATACCATGGCCGGTGCGGTGGTGGCCGCCGAGGGGCGTGGCGCGGTGATCCTGCAGAGGGTCGGCACGGTCGGCATCATCCCGATCGAGGGCACGCTGGTGCAGAAGGGCAAGTGGCTGGGCCAGTCGTCCGGCGAAACGAGCTACGAAGGCGTGCGCGCCCTGGCCGCGCTGGCGATCAGG